CGTGTCTGTGGCAGTACCACCTGTACCACCTTCTGGCTTGCGGAGAGCAGAATCTTACAAACTAGATGGCTTAGTAAATCGTAACATAAGCTGGGGCTCACCATTAACTAGATTACTAGATACCGGTGCAGTCTTTAGTTGGGAGCGCATAAATCTTTTCCTTTTAGATAGACCAGAATGGCGATCGCCTAAAGCGCCGTATAGTGAAGAACAGCCTAAACTGCACAAGGAGTTTAGGATAGACACTAATATGGTGGAGAATTACTTGGGTGCAGTTATGACACGTTATGATGCAGCTATGTCGGATTTTCAAGTTGTCCAGATTCGTCCAGGTGTAGCAATGCCAGGCGATGTAAAAATATTAGACTTGTTGCCTCAAGAAGTGGAACCGGATCCACCAGAGCCGCCACAGCTGGAACCGGATGCAGGTCAAAACGATTAGCCAACTGTACCAATCATATCCCTTTGCACACCAAATTAACTGAGGATTATAATTTAGTCAGTACTTTCGAGGAAGCTGACTTTCACTTATTCGATGTATTATGGAGCTGGCTCCCATCTTTCCCTCGTTTTTATCTAGTAGGAGGTCTAACTATTAAGATCTACCCAGCATACTTTGACAAACTCGGAGTCACTGCTTTGTACATACACAAAAACACTCTTTTAACAGAACTCTCTACAGATGCTATGTTACGGATATCTAAAATTCAATATGGACCCGATCTATTTCCATATGGGATGATTAATAACCAAGAAATCATAGACTATTTGTTATATATAAATAAAAAAACAAAAAAACATAGACAGTATACTAAATACCCTCGTCTGACTAAACTGCTGGCAGGCGAAACTCAGATTGAATATAATAAAGTATCAAGCAGGCACTTGAGACATTTAACTATACATGAAATTAGGAAAAAAGGAATGCAATATATAGATGATAATGCTGCCTTTTTAAAACCGTGGCTGGAACACATGCTGGGCACTGATATGCAGGAAGCACTATTCGTAGGAAGTATAGTGTGGGCAAGCAGTTT